TCAAATAACTATGCATTGGGGCATGGGTGGGGCAAAGTCCGATAATTTCTGGTTCAACAAAGCAATCTGATCGCTGTTACTGTCGGCCATCCAGGCGCCGTAGACATTGAAAACCATTTGGGCGCTTGTGTGCCCCATCTGGCTCGCAATGAAGCTGGGGTTGGCCCCGGCTGACAGTGACCAGCAGGCATAAGTGTGTCTGGACTGATATGCTTTGCGATGCCTTAAACCAGCTCGTTTCAGCGCCGCCTCCCATGAGTCACCAATTGAATCAACCTTGTAATGATAACCAACGTTACTGCTTTTTCTGACCAGCTGAGGATTGAACACAAATGTACAGTCATGAATAGCCGTTCGGCCATACTCCCGTAGTTGTACCTCAATCTGATACTGCTTTCCCAGTCTGGTCATTTCCGCCTGGTTCCTCAAAGCGTCAATGGCTGGTTTGATCAGATGCACGACCCTGTCGGTGCCGGCTTCGGTTTTTGGTGGAGTGAAATCACCGAGTTTCGTATAATTTCGGCGTATGGTCATCGTTCCAGCTTTCAGATCTATGTCTTCCCATGCAAGGGAGACCAGCTCACCGTGGCGTAATCCTGTGTAAACCGCAACGGACCACAGGTTTTTCGTTTGCTGATGCGGGCAGGCATCTATGAAACGAATAAATTCGTCACGAGTGAGTGGATCAGGTTCTATCCTGGCCCTTTTAAGCGGCCTGATTCCGTTAAATGGGTTTTCCCGGATATAACCATTATCAGCGGCAAACTGAAACATGCCCGCCATGGTGGTCATGTAATAGTTTGCTGTCGCCACACTCAAACCGTTCTTCACCGATCCCGCCGACAACATATCTTTCCTGACATACAACAGATCTTCCCTGTTCACGGATGAAGCAAGCTTGTTTCCACCAATCCTCAGCAGCATATTCCTTACAACCGATTCATATCGGTCCAGAGCATTAGCGCAGATCTCCAGCCGTTTCAGCTCCAGCCATTTTTCAGACAGAAATTTCACGGTGATATCTTTCTTGCAGATGCCGAAAGTTTTCAGGTTTGGCGAATTGGGGAATTGCGCCGCATAGTCAAAGGTCCCCATGCGGATAGCGAAACAAACTGACGTTCGCAGTTCCCCGGCCACCTTCCTGTTTTTAGCGGTGTCAGGGACACCGAGATTTTCCCTGACACGCTTACCTTTAAAAATGAACCATATGCGGAGTGATTTTCCGTGGTTCTCAACGCCCGTTGGGTATGATTCTTTACTCATTGTTCCCTCCCGACGTCCAGGAGCAGTGAAAGATTACCTGTTTCATGCTAATCGATCACTACCCCTGGCTGTTTCATGGCATAAATCCAGGCATCTACCGCTTTTCTGTTGTACATAAATTCGCAATGGGGCTTTGGATCCCCGTCAGAAGAAATATGCTTGTACTCTCGCCCCAGCAGCCAGGATAATTTACGAGCACGCGTAATGGTGCCGCGCTTCAAGCCTGTAACCGCCATCAACAGGTCTTCTGAAACCCAATCATTTGTCTCTACCTGGATTATTGTCTGCATGCATCACCTCTGGTGCTTGCCACGTTCTTCAAATTTTTCCTGACAGTCAGCACAGCGCTGACAACCCGCCACCAGTTCCCGGCGCCGCTCGGGTATCTCTTCCCCACAGTCGCAGCAGTGAGTAGCCGAGACTGCCGCATGGTTGATGCGCATGTTCTGGATGGTCATTTCCAGCCGGCGCTCTGCCAGCTCGTTGGCTGATCGATGATTTCTGCGCTCATGCTGCACCGCCTTCAACGCGCTTGAACTCGATAACCCAAACCCAGGGATTAGCATTCCAGTTATCCTGCCCGTAGATTGATTGCCACAGGTAGGCAAAAGCATCGGTAGCGTCAGGCTCTGGATTGGCGCATCCGCATGGCTCAGGTTCCCCGCAATTAAGACAGCCACCGTCAATAATGCCTTCTGCTCGCGCATCCTCTTCGCTGATAGCGTTCAGCCGCTCAACCCGCACGTCGGTGATTTCCAGCAGAATGCGGCTGGCCCAGCGCGGCATGTGGATTGACGGGCGCCATGCTCCTTCGAACTTGTGCTCTTTGGTATGTGGTTTCCAGTAGGCGTCATCGGGAATAGACCACAGGCCGTAATCACCTGGTCTCTGCTCGCAGCTGGCGCGGTAAATCCTTGCCGCTGAGCGCTCATCTCCTTTGCAAAGATTATCTTCCCAATCGACATAACAGCCGTCTTCATTGCCCAGGGTCGCCCATGTTTCACGCACCCAGATACGTTCGCCGACGGCGCCGAACGGGGATGAGAAAAGCTTTGAACGCACATGGTTACCAGTAGCGTTAGATTCCGCCCAATGGTATTTGCCAATGTCACTGTGCTTGGTTGAGTCAGTGATAAGCAGCAAGCCAAGCTGGTTGGATTCCGGCTGTACCTTCATAATCCGCCTGGTCTGCGTCTTCCGACCGTCGAGGATGGCCCGTACCATTTCAGAGTTGAAAATCATCCCGCGCTCTTTCATCGTGATGCCTCCGCTTTAATCGCTTTATACGCACGCAGTACGTGAGAGGTTTTACCGGTAATTACCGTTTTTAAAACAAAGAAACCGCTACGCTTAGCACGAACGGAAGGGGCAAGAAATAGCGCCGTATCAACAACGCGGTTATGAAGACGGAATTCAAATACAGTGCTTGTTAATGTGATGACTGAATCCGACCCTTGATCATTGAATTCTATTTTCATGATTGTGCTTTCCTGTCTTTGAGTTGATTGTATTTTTCATGGCTCATAACTTCCCAGCATGTTCCGTTATTGCGGGATAATAAGCGCCATTTTCTGCCAATCTTTAAACTTAAATTCCCGCATTTGATTCGGCATGGCTTTATATCTCCCTTGCTGTACAAGCTCAGAACATGCGATGCCTTTTCATTTACATGCGATGGAATACGGTTGGATGTGATTATCATCCGTCACCTACCAGCGCTTGTGTGCAAGGTGTCCTGGGCGTGACGGCAAGGTTTTACGAAACGAGGAGGCGGCAGCGGAGAGGGCGATTTTCTGCTTTTCTTTCTCATTGCATACCGGGCAGAAATAAAAGTCCCTCCGATAAGCACCCCTGCCAGATGGGCGATATTGCAGCTCATCGCGAGCAAAAGAACCGCCGCAACCATGACAGTGCAACTTTAATTCTTCCATATATCTATCTCCGGTTAAATTTAATGTGTTTATAACTGCCAGTTAAGGCATTAAATAAAAAGTGCTGGTATTAGTAAGAAACTTCTGTGTTTATTTTATAACGTGCATTGCCAGAATCTGCGTTAACAGAAATCAAATCGCCATACATGTCATAATTCAAAATAACGTCATTGAATTTCAGAGCTGAGAGAGATTCTTCGCGACCGCAAAACATAAAATCTTCTGCGTGCTTAGTTTCCTCATAAATATCTTTCATTGAGGAAAAAGCCTCTGACCACATTTCACTATTACCAATAAATTGAGCAATGGCCAGCTTGCTTTGTGCCGCTTTAAAAGCCGGGTTGCCATGCAGTAAATTAGCCATTGAACACCCCTTTGATATACATAATTTCGACAGCCAGCCCACTCCAGAAAACCAATCCGATGGCCAGCGCGATTAACAGGGAACGAATGCCGTTTTTGCTCATTTGTTACTCCAGAATGGGAAGCTGATAACGACAACTACAGCCAAGAACAAGGCAACCTTTATGCAGAACCGGTGCCACGCAGGTACTTCATGTTCGCGGATCATTTGCTACCCCTCACTGTCATGTGAATTTGAGTACCAACAGACCTTGCAATGCAGTGCCGGGTGCCTCCCGGTGATACCAGCCAGTTAACAACTGATATCGGCAGCTTTCTTTCCACCCCACTTTAGGAAACAAGTGGTACTGCTTTAACTGAACCGCGTGCGCATAGCCGCATTCACTGCATTGCAAGGTCTGTTATTTGCCTGTCTTTTCACCACTTCAGGCTCGGTGGTATGCTGGAGTTCTCACACAACCAGCAAAGGTAAATCATGAATAAAGATGATAAGGCTTGGCTTTTGGCCGTTGTTTACGCATCAACTCAACCCAAAGAAATCACCCCTGAAGAGTTCCTTTCTGAAGTCGACCGCTCTGAGGTTGATTTTCTCTCCCTGCTTACAAAGCGTGAGGAAGAGGAAAGTGCGCAAGCGATCAAGACTTGGGAGCAACTAGGCTCTTCACACTAATTGCTGAGATAGCGGCTTCAACTACGGTTGTGGCTGCTTCTTTCACTTCATCATTAGTTCGCCCGTCCTTCACCTTTTCCGCCACCACCAAAAGAACGGTAGGTAAAACCTTCTCAATAATCAGCAGGACAACGTCTTTGCTGCATAGCTGACCGTTAATCACTACCAGATCTTTGCTTTCCATATTCACCTCGTTAGTTAGCCCTTATCGCCGGGTGGCGGAACGTTTTCTGCTTATCAACCACTGTGCGGTGATTGGTGTTGCTTGGATGGCTTAACTATGCGATAGAGAATAATTCAAGTCAATAGAGGATTGTTAAAATAATTCTTATGCGCCTGATCGAGCGGATTCTTAAAGGAATTTTTTTTTGCTGGAATAGGAGGCTGCAGAATGTATACTGGATAAATATACAGTTACTTGCGGTGAGAATCGAATGTCAGGAGGTGGCTTTATGGGTGTGCTGTACGTGAGGATGGGGCCTGGGCGTTATGTCAGTACCCAGGCTGCAGATAGACAGATTGTTTACTTATTTAATTCCGGTATGAAGACTTGGACGATAGGTCCAACTACAGAAGAGAGATCAGATACTGGCGCTAAAGGGACCCTCACGTCATCCACTGAAAGATACCCATTACCATCGCCACCGATATGATATTTGAAGACAGACAATGTCTCTTTGAGTCTGACGAGAACCAGGTCATCAGAGGTTGCAATAGCCTCTGGATCGACAATTACGATGGCGCCGGCGGGCGCTTGAGCGATGCCAGTCCGGCCCTTGATTATGTAAGCGCGGAAATGTTCAGGAAGTTCGCTAAACCAGGAAACATAATCGCCAGTAAAGCCATCAAAATCATAAACCTTAACGTTTTTAGAGACGTCGATAGCCTGCAGAGGTTGGTTAGAATCTCCGTATATTGATCCTGTTCCATTAATGAGCCAGTCGGCACTCACTCCAAGAGCTGCCGCTATCTTACCCGCGTGGCGCGAAGTCTCGCTGTCTCCGCGCAGGATTTTTGAGATAGAGGATTGCGGCACTCCAGCCTGTTTCCCCAGCTCGGTCTGGTTGGTTTTACCCGTAGACCGCATGGCATAAGCCAGTCTTTCTTTTAACGTTTTCATAGCACGAAAAATATTCCCTAAAGAATTTTATGTCAAAGTCTCAAATGACTTGATCATTTAAATTCCCTAACGCATAATCACCTTAAAATTATGCAAGGGGGAATTTTCATGAGCGGCACAGTCAACGAGGCAATCAAGCGCGCCATCTGCATAGCTGGTTCTCAAACTGAACTGGCAAGAAAGACAGGGGTTAACCAATCCACTGTCAGTAAATGGCTTAACGGCGCTGAGATCGGCTCCCGGTTTATTAAGTCCATTGTCATTGCCACTGATGGCCAGGTAAGTGCCTCAGAAATCCTTAATTCAATTTCACATAGATAACGCCAGAGGAAGTATCACAGATGGAGAACGCAATAGCCCGAAAGTTAGAGCCGCCGATCCTCAACCCAATTGAGATAGAGGGCATTTTGTTAAACCGCCTTTTGTCCATTAGCCAGAAGACTTTTGCAGAAATGCGAGGGGTAAGCGAATCAACGATTAGTCGCCGTAAGAGCGAAGGGTACTACGCCGAGATGGCGAAAGAGATTGCTGCGTTAGGCCTGCAGGTTGTTCCGCCTGAGGCGGTTGTAGTTTCTCGTCACTACCTGCAATCGGTAGAGACGCTGGCAGATATCGGCTTACGTGCGGAGCGGTGCCGCCCTGGTCCGCTTGGGTGGGACTGATGAAGAGTACAAAAGGCGAAAGCCGCAGTGGGCAAACACTAACGGCTTTCTGGTGCAAAAACGAAGAGGTAATTGCGAGGTAATTATGCCTGACCACAAACAAAAATCAAATACACCCCGATGCTCTGCATACCGCAGGGCTAATCAATCCGTTGCTGTTAAAGCGCCGTAACTCCACTAACTCTGGAGGTGACTATGTGTAACCACTCTGCTGCTGAACTGATTGCGCGTCTGAAACGTGCTTATCCGGCGTATGAGCCGTCCGAGATGGGTAATGCCTGTGATGGTATCCCCAAGGCCGGATCTCGCTTCCAGCACAGGCACAAGATCCACATGGTGACGGTAATTAGTGCAACTGACAAAGATGTGTCCTATCGCAAAGCCTGCGGGAAAGTTGGCTGGATGGGGTTACGTGAGTTTTTACGGCTACACAATGAGGTTTTGGTATGAGCAATCAGGTATTTGAAATTGTTCAGGCCATGTCAGGGCAGGGGAACTGCATAACGATTCCCGGCCCGTATCTGGATTTCTTTGCAGGAGACAGGCAGCAGCATTTGCTGGCAGCGATTCTTAATCAGCTGGTGTTCTGGTCGGGTAAGTCGAGTCTGGATGATGGCTGGTTTTACAAGGAGCATGCGGCGCTCGCGAAAGAGGTTCGTGTTCTTGAAGGTGATGTTGTTAGAAGGGCTATTTACAAAATCACTGAGCAATATTTGCCTGGTGTTATCCAGGAAGATACCCGTCAGGTGAACGGCACACCGAAGAAGCACTACCGCATCGATCAGGAAGAACTGATGCACAAGATTTTCCCGGCAATACTGGATTCGGCACAAACGCCGAATCGGAATAAG